ATCCGTAATAATGGGAGATGCCACTCCATCTGCTGTAACTCCTAGTTCGGGTATTGCATCGTTACCAGTATTAGGTGGACAGACTACTATTGGATCAGGCGGTACTGCTGGATCTCTCGCTTTAACGTCATTGAGTTCTGGAGTCCATACTTGTACCGCAGGTGGATCGGGTACGTCTTGTATAGGCTCTACTAAGGTCACTATTACGATTGACTAGACTTTCGCTGCTAGTTTTATTACTATTACCAGTAAGAGCCTTTGCTGTTCCTGTAGTTCCGCAATTTCGTACAGGAAGCTCTACAACATCTAGCACATCTGAATCAATAATTAATGAAACGATTACGAGCCATCAATATCGGACAGGATACTCATACGCAGCATCAGGACATAATATTAAATCTGAAACGGGATATATCAACCCTACTCCTACGACTACCAATGAACAAACAGTTGGGGGAGTGAATTTTAATTGGACTTCACCAAACTTAGAAGCTATACCTCGTTGGGGAATTGTAAACGATGGGGCAGCTTTCTCGCTCCAAGAAACATTGATAACTCCAGGGTTAGACACAACAACAACTATAACTCGCCAAATAACTACAAGCACAACCACAGAAACTACAACTACATTTGGGCAATAGCTCTAATCCTTTGTCCTGCAAGGGTTTTAGCTAATACGACTGTGGCATCCCCAAGCTCCAACGCACAGGGGGTAGTTAATAACAATGCCACCATGATCACGCCAAGCTCAATGCCTAGCTACAGGATGTCACAGGGTATAGTTTGTGCTTCTCCTAGCCTTACAATTACTCCATATATAACTGACAGTTGGTCTTTCGCACTGCCAAGAGAAACTGTTACTAAAACACCAATCTACGATGAAGATACTGGAGAGATAAAATATTATTCAGAAATACCTAGATTTGAAAAAGATAATTTTAATTTAAATTATGGAATATCTGCTCAATTCAATATTCCATTAGGAAAGTCACCAGCACTTTGTCATGAAGCAACAGCAGTAAACATTGAAGCTCAAAAATTACTGATTAAGAAAACTAAAATGGAAATCAGCCTTTATCGTTTAGAACAATGTGCAAAACAGGCAAAACTAGGTGTTACTTTCAAGCCTAATACTCCAAGTGCTATTACTTGTGAAGATATTGTTGTTAATATTCCACCAAATCAAGTTATCCCACATACTCATAAATTAAAGTAGACAAGCTACGGGTGTTCACTTGTCTAAAAACAACTAACTTTAGCCGAAATTAGTTGTAGAGGTTGAGTCCATCAACCATATTTATTTTACTTGTTTTTCTTCTTTTTAGTCAATTTTGTTACGACTTGCTTAACTATTGGCCTTACAAGCTGAAGTACCAATGGAGCAGAAGCACCAACCAAAGCAAGGCTAAAAACCCCAACAAACTGTGGAGCAGACGGAATGTATTGTTCTTTCCACTCAACTGCTTCATAAAGAGTTATGCACTCACTCCCATCTTGCCCTCTTTCGTGTCCGATAACACGTTCTAGCTTTTTATCGTTACGAAAGTCTCCTACTCTTTGGTCATTTTTGCCAGGACAGGGAGGAAAAGGTGGTGGGGGTGGTTCAGGTAAGTCAGGAATCTTTGGCTGCTCTGTTTCTGGTAAGGGCGGTGGTTCATTATTGATAAGCGGTTCTTCCGTAATGACAAGATTCTCAGGTGTATAGTCAAGAGGAATAAAGCTAGGAAACGCAAAATCGCACGTTGTATATACACCATTAGGATCATCTAATAATAAATTACGATTACCAGTATTTTTTATATCACGATGTTGATATGTACAACCAGGGACATCAATATCAGGTGGTTTTGCTATTTGTAAATAATGAGGATTGTAAGGTTCTGGAACGTCTGGAATGTATATTTCAGGAATACTTATATCAGGTATTTCAATCGTAGGCATCTCTTCTCTTATAAACTTCTACATAAGAGTCGCATTTAGGACAAGAAAAATTACTTACCATTGAATATTCTTGATATAGAACAGGTTGAAAATCCTCTTCTATGTCGGCATCAGCACCCCAAATAAGTTCTGTATTACAATGCCAACAATTCAAATTCCTAACCCTTTTGGTGGTACTGGTAGAGATGGGCCAGTAAGATCAGGTAATTCTTTTTCTAATACTTTAGGCATCATGCCTTGCACATTACCAAGAATTTCGTTCATAACTCTTGATTTAAACTGTTCTGAAGTTACATACTTGTAACCAAAGTACGCTCCACCACTCATGGAAGCTACCATAAGAAAAGAAACAATACTTAAGACGTTAGCAATTTTTTGAAACATGATTAGAGAAGCATTTATAAAAGCACTAGCTCCTATGAGCCTTGTTGTGCTGTTTTTGATTCTTGGGTTGGCTCCACTATATCTGTTAACTGGGATTCTTGTTCGATCTTCTTCAACAACATCTCCTTTGCCTGTATCCCGCCCTCAATCATCAAAATAGTTTTGGTTTCTTCTTCTAAAACTCTTTGAGCTTGATCTTTGTTTTTAACGTGTTTTGCAAGTTCTTCTTTCCATTGAAGTAATTGCTTTTCAATAATTGGCTTCATAACAATCTTTTATTAATAATATACTCTAATTATAAAAAGAAACCAGCATATGCTTCAGCAGGGTCATATTCAGTTGAGCTACCACCATTACAAATGAACTTACAAGCAGAAGTTGTTTTCAACTGAAGCGTATTACCACTAGAACTTCTAGCGTCTACGTTCATTGAAACTGATGTATGGTCGCTGTCATAACTAGTACCATTAGATGTAACCATATAATCATCACTTGCTAAGTTATTTGAGAAATTAACTGTGAATACACCTGTTGCATTATCAGTAATTGATGAAACATTGTAATCATCTACGATAAAAATTGTAGATACACAATTAAACGTAACCCAGGCTTGTACAGGACTTGCTATTACAGCAGCATTATTAACTTTTAACGTGCCAGTGACATTCACGCCATCGGATAAAGTTTCAAAACGCTTCGTATTATCGTAGTAGAGTTCAGCTTGGGCATTTTCAACAAATCTAGCCATGAATTCATTTTCACTTGCATTATGGATTCTTAAATCATTACTTGCTAAAGAAAAAACGCCAGTTCCTACATCTCTAATCCTAGAATGGTTCCCATCATGTAGTATCTCAAGATCTCCATGAGTTCCAAATTTTGCAATATAATTATCATCAAAACTTAAATTGCCATCTATCTTAGTGTTTCCAGAGGAGTCAATGGTTAAACGTGCTGTAGCAGAAGTGGCAAGTAATAACGAATCTGAGGAATGATTATATTGAACATAGCCTCTATATACATTAGTTCCAGATGATCCGTCACCAAATAATAAAGAAGCAACACCATCGGTAGCTGATCCAAATGCTATCTCTGCATTACCACTGCCGTATGTCCCTATAGAAAGAGGTCGTAAAGGCGTTGTAGTCGCGATACCAAAGTTGCCAGCAGCAGTTATCACGGCTCTTTGGTCATTATTAGTACCAAATATTAATTCTGTATTTTCTCTATTCCATACAAATGCTGTTCCATTATTACTTGCTAATATTTCAAATCCGTCATTATCACCTACTCCTAAATCACTGTCACAAAGTTTGATTCTTGCACCACTAGAATCAGCAATCATAAGTGCTTTACCACCATTGACTGAAGCAGTTGTTGTGCCTATTAAAATATCACCAGAGGAATCAATGCGTAAACGATCAGCGCCATCTGTTGAAAATGATAAAAAATTACTGCTATGGTTATAGACTACTTGACCTCTATATTCATCATCGCCAGAGGTTCCATCAGAAAAGAATATACTACCAGAGCTTGTCGTTCCTGATCTTATTGTTATTCCGCTATTACCTGATTCTGCAATAGTTAAAGTTTTTGCATCTGGACTATAACCTTCGGTAGTAGTGCCTATTAAAACGTTCCCAGACGAATCTATACGCATACGTTCTGCGTTTGACGTCATGTCTTTTATTTCAAACTGCCCATCATTACTACTTATATTTGTTCCAATCTTATACCTTTTTGCTGACCCACCATGATCATTAAAATCTATAGAAGATTCTGTATCACTATCAATTTGTATTGTGGTTGGTGTACCAGTACTATCTAAATGTAATGTTGTACTAGGGCTTGCACCTATCCCAACATTTCCAGAAGAATCTATAGATAATCTATTCGCACTATTTGTATCATCTCTAATATTAAAAACACCACTTTCAACCTTTATTTTAAAGTCACTATCATTATTAGAATCTACAAAAGCAATCTTAGGGCTTGTACTTGTAATAGTAATATCACTGCTGGCTATATTCTGCGATCCAAAATCAGGTGAAATTTTTGATCCTGCAATTGCTGCACTTGAATTTATATCAGCATTTACAATAGTGTCATCTGCTATTTTTGCAGAAGTTACAACTCCATTGTCAATCGTAAAAGTCGCTCCAGAACTTGATACTGTAATATCTCCTTTATCTCCATCACTTATTCCACCACCTGATACTTTTGCTACCGAGCCATCATCTTTTTTAAAAAATAATTCGCCTGTATCGGTTCTAACGGCTGGTTCGCCTAAAACAAGATCACTAGCACCAGGATCACTACCACTTGCTCTTTTAAATCGAATTTGATTAGCCATTGGTTAGCCCTCCTAATAATTAGCTTTTAGTATGATCCTCCATCTATATTGAAACTAGATACACTTTCATCCTCTAAAAATGTAACTAGATCAGATAATGCAACCTGTTTCATTGTTCCATCATCATTCATTACCAAACGATCTGCTGCTGCTAAAGTCGTAGATGACGCAGAAGTATTGCCATCCATGATATTTAATTCTGCTGTTGTTACTGTCGCTCCATCAAGAATTGCTACTTCAGTTGAAGTTAAAGCTGCTAAAGCTGATGCTGCGCCAGATTGACAACCAGATAACGCATCTAAATCTGCATCATAAGCTTGAACATTAGTTCCGATAGCTAAGCCTAAAGCTGTTCTAGCTGCACTTGCAGTTGTAGCACCCGTTCCACCATCGCCAATCGCAAGTGTTCCTGTTATAGAACTAGCAGCAAGATCAACAGCAATTTCAGTAGATTCAATAACAAGTCCACCATTGGCTTTCAAGTCAACAGAAAGTGTATTACCTGATTTACCTAAACCATCTCCTGCCGTAATTTGACCAGCACCAGAAAATTGTGCATAAGTTAAATTATTGGTTCCAACAACGGCTGAACCTTTATTGCTGGTACAGACGAAACCGTTATCCGCATTTACAGTTCCCTGTTCTACGAAAGTGAACATCCCTGCTGCGTCAGCACCAGCAGCTAAATCAGCAGCCCTAGCTGGAGAAGAACCTACAACATAAATACCATTCTCTGAAGCAGTTGATTGATCTTTAACAAGAACACGATCATTAGTTGCAAGCGTTACACCGTCTAATGTGTCTCCATTGTTAAGAGCAGTAGATATAGTAATGTTTGCTGTAGTGGCTGCAACACATGAATCTTTTACATCCAATCCCTGAGAAGTTGCTTCTACAAAACCTCTTGTCGCAGCATCTTGTGTATTTACAGGATCAGCTAAGTTTGTAATTGTTTGGCTATTTAATGAAACTGAACCTGTTGGTGCAGCCATTTGGTCTAGTCTATTTGTTTGTACACCTGTATCAAAATCACTTATTTTTGTATGAGCTAGCGAAGGAATATCAGCAGCTACTAAAGCTCTAAATGTTGGAGCAGCATCACTTCCAGTTGTAGGACCAGATAATACTGCATTTGCAGCCCTTACTGTATCTTTGTCAAAAAATGCACCTTTACCAAAAGCTTTATTAATAGTTGTTGCTGAACCACCAGCACCCCCTGTACCTACTCCGATATAACCAATTTCATTACCTTCTGCAAAAGCTAACTCAGCATTTGCAAGGCTTGTTGGTGCTGAAGATCCTGTAGATCTTTTTATGCGTACTGTGTTAGCCATTTTTAGAAGTTTCCTCCATCAACGAGTGTTAATTTAGTAGTTGTGCTGTCTGCTTTAAATGTATCAGAACTTGAGTCATAGTAAACAATAGAATCATTTACCTTTCCCGATCCATCAAAAATAAAACCAGCAGCAGCAGGTCCTTGTGGACCTTCAGTTGCAATTTGTACTGTTGCAGCAATACCTTTTGTTATTGTAACCGTATTTGTGGTTTCATTAACGGTAACAGTATTTTTCTGCTCTGTAATTTGAACTGTATTCATGCTGTATAACCCTCTGATACAAATATAGTACCTTCTAAATAATATTCCTTTAATCCAGAACCATTAGTTAATAACACATCATATTTCAAAACATTTGGTGAAAATGTTGCAGTTTGAGTATCAGTTAAAGATAGTTTTACTTGTCCTGCCGTTCTATCAGTGTAAGCAACTGTAAAATCTGCATATTTTGTAGTTCTTGTTTCTTCCCAAACTTGTGCAGCAACAGTAAAACCAGTTAAATTTATTGCAGTACTAGTTGAATCCTTGAAAACTAAATCAATATCATGGTCTGATCTTCTCTGAAGAGTGAAGTTGTAGGTTCCAGGTTCGATTGCCATTATTTATATGGAGATGTGCCTAGTATATCAGTGTTCCATTGTGCTTTGAGAGAAGCAGCATCAGTAGCAGAAGCTATACCAGCATCAGCAGGGGCATCTCTTAATGCTTGTTTTTTAGCAACAATATCAGTTGTACTAGCACCTGTTTCTAATGCTTTTTGAAATTCAACATCAAGTTCTGCAAATTTAGATGCCCTTGCTTCTCTAATTTTTGTTTTATGAATTTCTCTGGCTTTTGCCATGTCAATACCAAATCCCATTTTTTACTCCGTATAAGTCCAAGCGTTTCTGAAACTCCTGTCTGTAGGAATTACAGATTTATCTACAGTATAAACTGTCCTATCACTTGGACAATCTTTGGCTTTTATCTCTGCTAATGTTAAATGCGTTTTATCAGATGGACAGACAATGCATACCATCCCCTCATCATCTGTGTAAATAAATCTTGTGTCTGAGTTTGGCATAAGTTTTTCTTTTATTATATATTATTTTTAAGATACAAAACACGCAAGGTATCCATTTGCTGGATCGAATGGAGTGCTACCGCCAGTACAAGTAAGTCTGCAAGCTGAAGTAGTTTTTAATGTTATTGTCTGACCTCCAGTACTTCTTGCATCCACAGCTATAGTTGCTGCGGTTGTATCACTGTCATAACTTGTAGATGCACCTACTAAGCAATAGTTAGCATTATTCAAATTATTAGAAAAATTTACTTGAAATAATCCTGTGCCGTGATCTGTCATTGAAGAACAGTTAAAGTCATCTACAAGCGTACAACCACTAACTGCTGTAAAGGTCGCCCATGCTTTTGCCCTACCATTAGATATTTCTTCTGGTGTCGAGGCACTAGCTCCACTTACATTTTGAATCGTACCAACTTTTAAAGTACTCATAATTTAAACAACACTCCAAGTTTCATTAGTGCCAACTGTAACTGTTACTCCTGATTGTATAGTAATAGGACCAAAGCTGCCAGCATTTTTGCCGTTTGTAATCGTATAGTTTTGTGTAACAGTTTGATCATTTTCCCAGAAAATTTCATCTGATCCACCACCAACTGCTCCAACTCCCGCAGCAGCCCAACTTAATACTCCAGAACCATCAGAGACAAGAGCATAACCAGATACAGCAGCATCGGTAGCTGGTAAAGTCCATATTTGGTTAGAAGATATAGTTGCAGGTGCTTGAAAACCTACATAATGACTGCTATCACTATCAGCAAAACGCAAATCATTTTGTGCTTGTAATGTTATTCCATTAGCATCCATAATTAATCTTTCTGTTCCACCAGAAGAAAACCCCATTACGTTTGCAGATTTTCTAAATAATCCTAAATCTGTATCTGTATCGAAACTTAAGGCAGGAGTGGCAGCACTACTTGAATCATCTATCAAAAGCGGACCTGTCATTGTACCGCCTGATTTTGTTAACAACCCAAGATTAGCTTCATCTACTTTTCCAACAATAGTAAAACCACCATTGCTTGAATTTCTTATTTTTATAGTTTTATCATCAGCATTTCCAGCCGTACTAGAATTAAAAAACCACATTCCAGCAACACATTGACTGTCTGCTAAATCGGTAGATTTAGAATTATTAGATTGAATTGCACTAAAAACATTATTTAAATCTGTTCTTACGCTTGCTCCTGAGGCATTTTCGATTGTGTAATTTGTAACGTCAGCCATAGTTAATAACTATTTTTCTCTATGTTAACCTCCTTTACCAAATCCAACAGCACTATAGGTAAAGTTCCTATCAATACTAGCATTACTTGAGTTCTTAAAGTGGACTGTAAAGCCTGTTCCAGATATACTTGAAAGCTCGAAGAAATCACCTGTAGCCATATTTTGAGGAGAAATATTAACAGAAGGTAAAAAACTATTTGCATTGCCTAATCCAGACGTTCCAACAAAAAAGGGTGCTGTAAATGTAACGGCTTTGGCTCCTGCTCCAGATGCTATAACAGATGATTGTTCTGTTCTTGATGGCATAGTTGCTGTGTATCCTGCTTGTTGTAAATTCATATTCTGTGCTGTATCTGATGTTGATAAAGTAATCCTGAACTGAAAACCTCTACCTTTAAATGCTCCGTTAGCAAAGTCGTTGAAAGATGAATATGTAGGAGAACCAGAAGGATCATCTGTTGTGGTTCGCACAGCTATTTTTGCATTTGCATCATTCGCCACAGTTCCATCAAAATCTGTCCAAGTGTCTATATTATCGGTTCTGTTATCAAATTGATCTCCTGTATAAAAACCAACGCCTTGAAAATGTCTTTTTAAAGTAAGTGAGAATGTACCACCAAGATCAAGAGTATCTACAAAATCATAAGTACCAGTAGCATTTGCTGTTGGATCTGTAAGTTTCAAACCCCCAAGAGTAGAGTCAAAAGTAAGATTAGATTTTGTTCCGTTATATGGTGTTCCATCAGTATCTTCTCTGTCAGTTTTTACAGTAATAGAATCTAAAATATCAACAATAGATAAAGCTACACTTGTTGCATTTGCACTGAATCTACCTCCATCATCTTGAAATTTAAGAAGATAAGTTCCTGCAAGGGCAGGAGCTATAACTTCTGTTGTATTACCAGCTACAGCCTCAATAACATCTTGTGCAGATTGAAATGTAGCAGATCCTCCAGTTTGATTTGTATGTCGTATATAAACTCGACCTCCGTGAAGAACATCTATAGCAGTTGCCTGTGTAAACCTTAATCTTACAAACTGTTCATTGATAGGTTCAACAGTTAAACCAGAAACATCTTCAGGTAATGCAGTTTTACCTTGAGCTACAAATGTTGTTTCAGTCGCAGTCTTAGAAAGTTGTAATGCTGCATTGAATGAGAGAACTTGTATTGTATAAGTTCCTTTAGAAGTATCTAATAATTCAAAGTCACTACTAAAAACAACAGTGGATACAAAATTACCATCATCTAATTTGTAGCTAACTTGATATTGATTCACACCAGCTACAGGAGCCCAATCAACAATTAATTTACTTCTAGCAATGTTATTAATAACAACTGTTCGCTCTGTTACTGTCAAAGCACTTGGGGCTGGTGCTATTTGATTTAGTATTGATATGTTTCTAACAGGTAATGCAACATTATTTTCAATAAAATTATATTTTCCTTCAACATAAGTTAATCCTGTTATTGCATAATTTATATCGTCTTGTTCTTGTATTTGAATAACCCTAAATAACTGTGTTTGCAAAGAGGTACTAGATATTAAATAAGGTGAATTTGTGTTTGGAGCAGAAGAAAAAGCAGATTGTGTAACTACAGTACCTTGATCATTTAGTTTATTAACACTGTTAACAGTAATAACTGCTCCAGTTATATCTGATATAGTTCCAACTTCTACTGTTCCATCCGATAACAAAACGCTAATTGTAGGATTATCATTCAAAGCAGGTAGAGTTGTTTGTGCTTGAGCATCAATAGTAATCGTTGTTGTTGTTGCAGCTACAACACGACCACCTCTTCTTGCTCCTGCTCTTACTGGATCGTTTATTTCAATAATAGAACCAGGTCTAACAACAACTCCCGAATCTATTGAGGTTGTAAAAGTAACAGTTTCACTTTCATTTTGTTCAGCAAAAAGCACTGCACGGCCCAATCTCGCAGCTTGATTACGAGAGGTACAAGCAAATGCTTTTACGTTTTTAACGATTGTTCCAAATTTAGCAATAGCAGTTGCATCTTCTACAGTCTCAGTATCTACTTGTCTAGAATCCATATTGTAATAACTTACGTTTATAACTGTATTTCTAGTTTTTAGACTACTACCCGAATAATTAAATCCAGCTTCTCCTACATTTGCCAAACTAAATAAATAACTTGCCGTGCTTGGTTTATCTTGGGATATGTTAATAGAACCAGCAGACCATATAGGCATACATCTCATAACTCCAGCTAATTCGTTTATTATTTCAAATGCATCTTTAGGACTTTGAATATTTACATTACAACTAAATCTTGCTTCTTTTGTACCTGCTCCTGTACCGTCATCTACTTCTTCATTCGCATACTTGCTTGCAGCAACAAAACTAAATAAATCTAAATTTGAAAATAAAAGCGTATCTGTAGATTGATCTGGTGCGATATGTGTTCCTAGGCCATATCTTTTATTAACTAAAAGATCAAGCAGTATCATCGAAGGACATGAAGTCCATGTAGCTGCTTGCATAGTTCCATTAAAAATATAGCCAGATGGATAAACAATTCTGCCTGTTTGTAAATCTACATATGGAATAGCAGTAAAAGTGCAGTTTGAGCTTCCAATGTTTTGTGATGTCGCTGAAGTAAATGTAAAACTGTTAACATTCGGAACTGTTTGTATTGTGTAAGTTCCATCAGTACCAGCACCCGATGTTGCATCAAAAGATATTTTATCTCCAACAGATAAACCATGATTATTATTATTGACAGTTACAACTGTTCCTGCTCCCGTTCCATCGGCATTTGATTGCGTATAAGTAGCAGTAATTATATTAGACCCAGCTCCAGGTATTCTTACCTTAATACCTCTAATACGGTACATTCTTTTTGGAACACGATTAAATTGTTTGCTATCTACACGAATCCCAACATAAGCACTATCTGGATAAGTAGAGGTACTATCAATAACCTCTTGAAAACTTGTAAATTGAAAAGCATTTGTTTCTTCAACGACAGGACTATCTATCGAAACACGAATAACTCTAATATTTGCTGAACTGTAGCCAGGTGTGAGATCTATTCTGTGATCTCTTTGATAAGGTTGAGCAGTTCTGCCAGCAACTCTTGCCGTACCTGCTGTGCCTCCAACTTTATCTACAAAACCACCACTATCATGTTCAATCTGAATTTTATACTCGGCTTGACTACCTTTAATATCTCCATCATCGTCAAAATCCTGTATAGATTGCCAAGTTAAAGTAACAATTACAGCGTCAACTCCTGTATTACTTACTGGTCTTGTTACCGCACCAGTTATACCTCCACTATCAGTTCCATCAGCATTTGTAACTGTAACTCCAACTTGTGTAGGAGTTCTAGTTTCATCTGGCATCCCATTCATTTTTGTCTGGTTTGACGTGCCAAACTTAGATCTAAAGGTTACATTTTGAAAATTAAAATCTCCAGTAGCAGGGGTTTCGTTATCAGCAGTTTCAGCAAGAATAGGAGTATTATCTAAAAATACATCTTTAAGGCTTGCGTTATCATATGCACCTGTTCCTTTTGTAAGTCCTGCTTTTGATGCACTAGCAAATCCTTCGATTTCTCCTTCACCTAATAAATCTTGAAGAGTAACAAATTGCCTACTAGCTAGACTAATCGGGGCTCGAAACGGGGGTTCTGGTTCTTCCTCATCAGGTCCACCAGCACCTCTAATAAGTTTTGGATCATCAATCATACAGCTACCTCATGAGTGTCAACAGCCACAGAAATTACTACAGATCCACACATCATCTCTCCATAAATAATAGGTATAGAAGTACCAGCCCTAGATGTATTTTGTATGCCACTAAAACTAAAAGATAACCTAGGATCTTGTTCTTGCTCAAACTTTTGCGGTTTTGGTATTGGAAAAAGCATTTCGCTAACACCCATAAGCGTTAAACCTAAACCCAAATTTCCAATAGCAGCAGATATTCCTAGACCACCTGAAAAACCACTTAAACCAAGACTTAAACCTACACCTCCCGTTACTATAGCAATTCCGACTAATGCTAAACCTAAGAAAAATTTACTATCTCCACCAGCACCGCATATTACAGGAATAAAATGTATATCTTCTTGTCCAACAGGATAATTTACTTCTTCCTTGCCAATTTCATAATCACCAACTTTTACTTGATAATACTTTGGCCCCATATGAGCTTCTAACCCTGGAAAATTATTTATAAGAAAACTTACTGCCTGACCTACACTATTAACATGAGCTTTTAGCTCTTTATGTCCGACAAATTCTGCTAACTTGCCGTATAATTTTACTTTACGCAGCATAGCGATACCTCTTTCCTGTACATTTTAACAACCATTCAGAGTAAGGCTCTATACAAGATAGTCTATCGGTTAAATGATGTATAACATCCCCTTCAAAAAATATCGCTACATGATTTAAAGTTGGATGCAAAATACTCATTAGTAAAACATCCCCATTTTGTAATCTTTCATCTGGTCTAAGTTCTCTAAAACCTGTTCGCCATGCACAACTTTCAAACAATGGATTATGTAAAAATTCTTGAGGTGTTACAGGTCTAGCCCAATCCTTAAGTTCAATATTTTTTTCTTGTTTATACCAATCTCTAACTAAACTCCAGCAATCTGTAACACCCCATACCCATTGACGACCTAGTAAAGGTGGTTCATATCCACATGGCTCTAAATAAGCCCATTGTTCTGTTTTTGGATTAACAATATACCAAGGTAAATTACTATCTTCACAGCTAACTTTATCTGCTTGACTAGGTGTTGGTGGAGTAATTGGATGACTATGAACTACACCAATAATTTCACCTGTATTATCTGCTTTTACATAATCTTCTGGGTCGATAATAAAACATTGATGACTTGTTACCGAAAGATTGTTACAAGGATAGTATCTTTCTTTGCCTTTTATATTTAACAAAAGTCCACAAGATTCTTTAGGATCTTCTCTTTTTGCATGAAGGAGTGCTTTATATTTCCAAGTCATTATGCAAACGTACCAATAGAAGGGAATATAGATCTAGTACACTGTCTTCCTGGTATCTTAACTCCAGCAAGATCAGTTGGTGCAGCAAGTTCAAATTCTACAATTTCTCTATTTTCTGCTGACTTACGATCAATTAAATAAACTTCTCTAGGAAATTCTGCATTTGCATCTGGAGTTCCAAAAGGATTTGTATTCCCAGGAAAATTAACAGCATCAATAAATTTAGCTAATGTTCTTATTCTTGTTACTGTAGCTCCTGTTAAATCATTTCCAGGTGTTGTTTCATTGACTGTTAAAAGTATTGCAGAAATACTTAAATTAGCAAGTGAACTTCCCTCTTTCCCTCCATTACTAATTACTATTTTAGGTCTAGGAATCTGTCCTTTTTGAAATGCAAAACCTGATGCTTCTATAGGAAATCTAAGATAAGTATTGCCATCCCAAACTATTTTATTATTTGTATTAAGATTACTACCAGCATGAAACCTATAAAGAGTATTAGAGCCGTGAAAAGCTGTAGATAACTGGAGCGTAAAAAGTTCAATAATTGCTGATGGATTTATTGATTGTAAATCACTAAATATTTTTGAATTTACTGACATTATGATGCTGGTTCAAATACTTGTCTAAAAGTAGCTTGAATAGTAGCTCTATTGTTATATGGTATCGACTTGCTCCATGACTCGCAAACAAATTCAGAAGATGAGCTTTCACCTGGAGGTGTAAAAGTAAAACTATCTGAGTCATTTGCACGATCATCTAAAAAAGTTTCTATAGTATCCGCGTCTGTTTCTGAAACTTCAAAAGTAAAACTAAATTCTTTTGGATTTTGATGTTGTGCCAAACCAAATAAAAGTCTATGTTCATAACCATCAGCAAAACGAATAGTACGAGTTGCTGGTCTAGATCTTTTTTGCTGTCCGTAAGTGGGTTTTATTGAAGGAAACGTAGCCATTATGCAAGCATACCTCCTGGTCTTTTTTGTTGTAATATTTCAGATTGTACTGCAACTGAGATAAGACGGCCAAGTTCTCTTCCTTGTTGTTCATCTCCTTCGATATTAGATCCAGAAGCGTCTACATTTACCACAATATTTGTTGACCCACCCATACCACCTAATTGATGGTTTGGAATTATAGTACCTGCACTATTAGGAACAAAAAGTTCTGGTCCTTTTTCTCCTACCATTGAAGGTCTACCTACTGGTGGTTTACCTCCGTTTGCGAATCCAAGAATTCCTAATAATCCACCAGTTACAGATCCACCTCCAAAATTACCAAAAATAGCCATATTTAAGAAAGCATTAGCCATTCTATCAAGAACACCTGTTAAAACATCATTTAAACTTTGTGTTCCTTTAATTAAACCTTTTATTCCGTTTCCTATATCTATCGCAATCGTATCTTTTAGTTTATCAAAAGAATCATTTACTTTTTTTGCAAGTTCAGCTTGTTTTGTTAAATTCTGATTAGTAGTAATGTCATTTTCTATTCTTTTTAATTGTGTTGAATTTAAATCTTCCATGGTTAAACCCATACTTTTAATTTTTTCCTCAATAGCTTGATTTAATAGAAACTCTTCTTCTTTACCTGCAATAATAGCTCTATTTAATTCATTTTCTTTTTGTAAATCTTCTAGTCCAGCGGTAATTAAGTTATTTGTATTTACTCGTATTCTATCTTCTTCTTTTTGTAAAAGAATGATTTCAGCAATTTCTTTTTTTTGTGCTTGTAAATCATTTATTTGATCAGTAAATCTTTCAACATTTTGTCTACCTCCACCTTGCTTTCTTTTGGCTTCAAGATCAGCAATTTTTCTGTCTATTTCTCTAAATTCAGGCCTCCCTGGATTTTTTTCAATAAATTCTCTAATTTTTCCAGGAGTTACAAAGGTTTCTTGAATCCCACCCAAACTTTGATTTAACAACTTTGCAACTGCTGCTTGTACCCTTGTAAAAAATAAAACAGTGCTATTTGTTAAGTCTTGAAAAGTTTCACCAAATTCTTTAAGTTCCTGTACATTTTGATCTCCTATTTTATCTCCCATCATTGCTAAAGCTTCATTTAAAGCAGCCTGTTTACCTTGAGTTTGTTCAATAATTTGTAAACGTTTTTGTTCTGTTGTTCCTAATATCCCCATCTTTTCAGTTAATTTTGTTATATCAGGATTTAATTTATTCATAGCCTGACCTAATTCACCGATAGCAGTAATTCCACTTTGAATACCTGTAGCAATAGCAGTTCCAGCTAAACCTCCTGCAAAACCACCCATCTGACCACCAAATCTTCCTCCTAGAAATCCACCAGTAGCACCACCAAGAGCAGCAAATGGACCTTGTCCAAATAACAAAGGAAATACACCACTAATTACTGCACTATTAAAACCAGCACCACCTCTTCCACCTCCTCCACCTGTTTTTGAAACAGCTTGTGTAGCAGCGTTTTCTTTATTTGCTTTTATCTGTTTAGTTCTAACACTTAAAATCGCTTGATCTGCTTTTAGAATTTTGTTTTTTATAGCTAATTCTTGATTTAAAATTTTTACAGCACTTGAGATTCCTTTAATACCTCTTTTATTGAGAAGATCAACTTTTTTATCTAACTGCTCTGTTTTTTTTAATGCCCTATCTAACTTGGATTGACCAATAACCTTAAAATTTATATTTACACCGTAATTAGCCAAAGCAAATACAAAACTTTATTTTAGTGTACCGCTTTTATGGTTTTCTTGCTCGTGATTTATCCTTTGCATTTTGTATTGCTTTTTCTTCGTAATCTCTTTTTAACTCATAGTAAGCTATCCAATTAATTAACTCTTCCTGTGTTAATTTAGTTGTTAATTCATTCAGAGTCATTTTTAGTTCTGTAGCTAAAAAAAACAAAAAGAACCAATCATTTTTAGCTTTTTAAATCTGCTTTCGCTTCCTCCAATTTATATTCACTACCAGAATTTAACATAGCAAGTTGAATGTCTTGTAAAGTAGATGCGTTAACTTCTCTCCTTAAAGAAGCTTTATGACCATCTTGAAATAATCTTTTACCATTTTTATCAAGTGCTTTTTGTATAAGAAGATTTAAGGCAAATTCATCATTACTAGAATCCAAACCATTTCTTGATTGACCGATAATTGATTCTCTTTCAGCAAGAGTCAAAGGATGCCAATAAATTTCTAAAATAGTTTCATCTCCATCTTTTAATTCATAAAGGTATTTCTGCTGAACACCAAACTTATTCTTGAGAAGTTCAATAGCTTCCATATAAAGTTAATTAAATATTATATTAGTATACTAGGCATTTGCCGAGAATTGGCAAGATATTACACCAATAAAATGACTTCTATCTTCAATTTCAAGAGGAGTAGGACCATTTATGTCTAAAACCCTTGGTTTACAACTAAATGTATCTGTATATCCAGAAGCATTAACAGAAGTAAGACCATCAATAACCGCTTCAGATATTTTAGATAAAACTGATGTGCCTTTTGATTTAGGAACATATACATTACATTGAATTACACCAGCATAATAATCTGAACTTGCTCCTTGGTTCTGTAAGGTTGATTGTGTGAAATCAATACTCATTAAAATATATTTTTTTGTCTTTCCAGGTGTTGTGTAATGTACATTGTCATACACCATTTCAATAGTTGGATCTACATCTAATACTGAATCAGTTACTGCTTTTTCAAAAGCTGCTCTAGTATTTACTAAAGTCATTTAGAAAACTCCGTATACTTTACACCAGCTTGAGAACTACCAAATCCTCCAGAGGTGCTACCACCAACAAATAATCTTCCTTTATCTGACATGGTTTCTTTTATCATTTTACCTAAAGAACCTTGAATAAATAATTGAGTTTTACCTCCTTCAAGAGCATATACAGCATATTCAGCTTTATTACCAATAAATACTGGTCTTTTATAATTAAATGCTCTTTTTACAGGAAATCTAGGTTGAATAACAGGATTCAGAGGTTTATTACCACCTGTACCAGCAAGAAATGCTGTCATTGCCTGTTTTTTAATTCCCGACCAAGGTTTAAAATTTTCTACTTTATCAGTTGCCTTTACAGGAGTACCTTGAGCCACCCAACTAGATGCAAAGAAACCTGTATAAACAGGACTTCTTTTTTTTGTAGATAATTGCGTATGAACTTTTCTTATAAGAGCATTAAAATCTTTAGATATCTTCATATCTAAATCTTTAGGTAATTTTCTTACATCTCTTATAGTCATTAGAATCTTACAATAATAATAAATAAATAACTTTGACCACCTTTCTTGGTATCTATATCCACTATTTGTACAACTCTATCAGATCCAGCAAAATTTAAAGTAATCTCATCTTCTAAAGATGGTTGATTATCTCCTATCAAATCTGGAGTAATATATAACTTAGCCTCTCTCATTTCTTGTGCACCTTCTTCTTCTGAACGAATAAAAGATATCGGTACTTTTATATCTGAATAAGTTGTATTAACAGTAATATCTTCTCCTGTTTCAACGTTATAACTTGATACTCCTTTTTTTGTATAAGTAATTGTGTGATCTAAAGAATCACCTAAAGTTGCAACAACACTTTTTGCAACACTTCTAAATAAACTATCTAATTGACCTGCCATTATCCTCTAACTACCCTCATTTGAAAAGCACCTGCTCCACCTAACATATAAGCTCCAAGATAACTTTGTAACCAAGGATATACATCCATAATATTATTTACAGAACCAGTACCCTGACTTTCAGTATTGTATTTAACTTGTAAATCTCCTAACTTAACTTCAGAAAAATTACCATCTTTACCAGTTGTACCAGTTATTGCATCGGTATCATTTGCTAAAGCTCTAGCTAATTCATATTGTGCATATTTTATGTTTAATGGAATTGTGCTACAAGATAGCTCTACTCCATCTACTTGATAATTATTTCTTGGAAACTTTAGTGCTTGTCCATCATCACATCTATCTCCATAAAATACAAAGCTATCAATCCATCTAGTTGCTGATATTAATGCTCTATTTTTTTGATCGTCTGTTTTGTTTGTCCAAGTTGAAGAGTCTGGAACTGTTTCAAAATAACTATTAGCTTCTGTCAATGTGACATAGCTATTAGCATTTTCTCCTTTTATAGTTGCATTTATAGTAGCTGCCACGATTGATAAAGTAATTTAATTTTATTGTAGCGTAAAGAAAAAACCCCACCAATAATTGATGAGGTTTAATGACCACAATTTAATGATATTAAGGATTAGTACCTGTATCAAGTGGTGAATTAACAATTAGCTCAACTATAGGAATTAAATCAGCATCGTATGTGATTGCCCAGTTGTTATCGTTAGCCAATGCTGCGTTAGTTGGGTTGTCTGAAGCAGATGTCCACTTAGTTCCCATAACGTGATAAGCACTATGATAATCAACAGACATAACATCTTGCTTAGATAAGATGTTTCTATCTGATTCAATGCTTAGAGGAGATTGCTCACCTTCAAGAATTGTTCCTGACTTAATTAAGTAGCAACGGAACTCTTTTTGATGACCTGTTGTACCAGGTTGAACTGTATTAACTTGAGAGTCAATAACAACATTCATTCCAGCAAACTGACCAATACTTCTATCTGTGATACCAACACCACCGCCACCCCATTGGATGCCAGTTCCAGTTGATAATGCAGAAGTAGAGAAA